CGTAACCGGTATCAGTGAGTAAGTTTTTTCTAAAGCCTCCTTTGATGCAAATATATCCTCGACTTTTCCATCGTCGTGTTCAATGCGCAGTCTTGGAATATCTAACGCATTAAATCTTTTCTCACCAGCAACCGCCTTAGCTATGTGTAGAACTTTATTTCCTATACGCCAGGAAGCAATAAAATAGCAAGCCTCCTGGAGTGGTGTACCCCAGGAGGCCCAGCTATTTGCGTTCCCTGGAAACGAATTAGTCAGCGAGGCTCGGATCATCGTAAGAATAGTTGACTTACCGCAGCCGATTGGTCCAGTTATGACCGTCAGCGCGTCGTCAAACTCAAACTCAAAGTCTCCTTTAAGAAGACCGATGTTCCTGCCCTTCAGGGAGAGCAGCTTCATGTGTTTATTTAGTCGCTAGTCTTACGGCGGCCCTTTTGACGAATCGGAACATTGTTACGCTTCAAAGTACTAATGACACAGGAAACCGAAACCAAAAACTTTTCAGCAATGGTTCTGGCGCTGACCCCCTCAGTGTAAAGGCGACAAGCCTCATCAGCGTTCTCAGTGAGCTTATGTGGAGCACCACGCTTCTTAGTACCCTCGTCGGCAGACTTAGTTGTGGACTGCTTAGGGGCAGTCTGTGCAGAAGTTTCGTTAGTTTTATTGTCCATGGTTTTCTTAATTTTTCTTACCTTTGACTGCTTTGGTTTTTCGACATACTGAGTCGATGCAGTGAGTACCGGCTCAGATTTACTGGTATCAAACTTATTTTCCTTTATGTGCTCCTCGACCCACTCATCCGAAGGTATATCTAAATCGGTTTCAGGGGTATCATCAGTATTTTCGTCATTAACATCTTCAGATGAAAAGTATTCATCAAAATCCTCATCTCCATCCTCATCGGTAGCAACTTCCTCCTCCTCCTCGTCAGGGTTGAAGGGGAGTTCAGAAGAACAGGTTGCCTCCAAATCTTGCTGATTGTGGGTCTTAGTAGCAGGAACGTCAACGTTTTCTTTGTCGTTAAAATCACCTTTAAGAATTCGATCAATAAGGTTCATTAGTTTGTCCTATCGTATGTTTGATTTAAAAATTTGTTTAATTACTCAGATCTCATCATTCAAATATAAACTTGCTGCTTTGATAATATTCTCCTTTGTAATGTCTTGGTCGGGTATAAAAGTACCTTTATTACGAATAATATTGTTCATAATAGCCGTCATCCGCTCTGCAGCATTCTTGTAACGAATAACATACGAGTAAGCAATAAGCTTATCGTCTCCACTATATGCGCTGTCATCAGGTCCAGATGAGCGATCACCTAAGTTATAATGAAATGTGCGAGAATATAAAGAAGACTTTGGGGTTAGATCTCCATAAAGGTGGGTGTGTAGCCCCTCAAAGCAAGCTTCAATAAGTGCAAGTTGTTTTATAGAAAAATACTTCCCAATTGGTGAAACATTTAAGTCTTTAAATATGTAACTATACCAAGCATATTCTTGCGAAACATTGTCACGTGCAAGCGCATTGTATTTACCGGATAAAGTAATTTTTTTCAAAATGTTCATCTGGGACATAAAAATAGCGCCGAGAGCACACACACTACACCTCTTTATCTCGTCGAGGTATTTCTTTACGTCTACTTTGTAATCAACTTTTTTGTAAAAATCTTCAATATCCTGTTTTGTTGGGTTAGTTGGTTTCCAACGACATGGATCACCAATAAAGGAAGACAGATTTACAAGTTTAGTTGTAATAAAGTAATCCGGAGCTACATTGTTACAGTTCTCCAGCCACACACCTGCTATCGGCCGATAGCGGCCATTGGCAATTTGTGTAACAATGTCTTTAGCAATTGCTACTCGCATTTGCACGGGAGTCTTGGTGTTGGTTTTCTTGATCGCTGTAATAGATTTCTTTACTTTACGAGTTTTATTTGTGGTTGTCATTGTATTTTTACCTTTTGCTTTAAATTAGCTACTGCTGCTTCAAAGCCAAGCTCCATTGCTTGCTTTACAAATTCTGCAGCTTCAAGATCTACTGACTCTTTTTCATCTACTAGTTGCTTCAAAGCTGTGCTCAAATCTACCTGTTCATCCAAGGACCCCTTTGTCTCATCAAGATCTCGATCATGGGAAGTATTTATTCTCTCAAATACAAAAGCTCGTTGTCTTAAAGACTCGAGTCCAGCTAAAAGCGCTGCCGACATATCTGGCAGTATTTCAACATGCAATCTAGGCAGTTTTTCACCCATGAATGATTTCATTTCAGAAACATACGGCAACTTCTCGCAGTTGTCAAGCCATATTTGAATTCTTTTAATATCCTCCTCTGATTTAAGATCAGTGTGTAAGAAAGGTCGGCAGTGCAAAGGTACACGCTCCACACTCAAATCGCTATAAACTACGATAAAAGATTTTGCTTCCGGTTCCCCAAGTCTATGCATCCACATAGAGCCGGAGTACAAAAAGCGAGTGCCTTGAGATCCTCGCTTATCCCACTCCATATGAATGTCACCCATCAATACTAACTTGTATTTACCATCAAACCAATCTAAATCAATGTCACATAGAGGAGCTTCATCTGAGGGAATACCAAGGGCTGGAATAACTTGAGATGCAAAGCCGTGCAATATAAGAACATCCGCCGGTTGCAAAATGTTTTGTTCTAGATAGGCCTCCCATTGACGTCTAGTACGCCAGTTGTAACCCACAATACTCGTATCTGAATTTATTACGCATCCCTTTTCCTCTAGATTGTGAGCAACGGCGGCATCGCCACCCTCCATACAAAGTCTTTTAAATCCTCGTTCATGATTTCCATCCACATAATAAGTTTTTTGTAACGGAACATCCATAAGGATTTTACGAATCTCTATGGTGTGCTCATCTGAGATGGTTGGACTGTCGACCTGGTCGCCCCCTAGAAACAACGCCAGTTTGTTATTTACGCAGTAATCAACGACCTGCCTAAGCGCGTATAGGTCATCGCCACGCAGCTCCTTGACAGATCTGTACGCCGACTCTCTAGCCTGCAGGTCAGCACAAAATACAAATATTGGGTATCGCAAGTATATATATACCTTTACAATTGCTGTTGATTTATTTCTTTTCAGTTAAAGGGTCAACTCTGACCGCAAACAAAGCCACTAGACAAGCTAGGAGTGTAATTATAATCCAAGTCCACAAGCCTAGTGTAAACGTTAGACAGTGTATTGAGGATAAAACCAAAACTGTTTGCACACTAAAACACATAGGACAAGAAATTAATTTTTGTAAAAATGACTCTTGCTTATCGGCCCACGCCATAACTGTATCTGCAGTAATTTCAAAATTATGTACACCCCAGACAATCATATAAGCTGTAGAGCCAAGCAAAAGTGAAGACGAAATAACAATAAAAATCCAATCACTCATTTATTCCTCATTTAGTATGCAGTAACCAATTAATAGTAGCAAAACGATTGCGACTGTAAGGCAAGGATTAATAAAAAAGAATAACAAAAGTATGATACAAATAAGCGCAAACAATAAAGATCTCCCTTATTTATGACTTTTACAATCCTTGGATTCAGTACCGTCTTTAGGCTGATACAAGGATTTTAAAAGGTCTTTGTCTATTGAAGGCTTTGTTGCGCCAGGTTCAGTCAATGTTTCATCGTAACCAGGCAACCCTACTTGCTTTAAAAACTCATCTGGAGATTCTGATTTTGGGGGTTTCTTCGGCATTATATTTTTTCCTTAATGTTCGCATTCTAAATCGTACTTGTAAATGTTGATTGCTGTTTTAGGCATTTACGTCTCTATTAGAAATAGAAGACTCTACAAACTTTTTATGCAGCTGTCTTTGTTTATTTTTTTCTACCCAGGTATGTAGGATATCAAACACAAACTTACCTAAAATAATAAAACCAGTTGCCAGCAATATTAAAAGCTCATATGATGTAATTACAAATCGCTTTATCCATATAAAAATTAAATCTTCAGTCTTTTTTTTAGAGTTTAACATGAATGACTCCAACAGGGTTAATGAAGAGAGAACCAAAATTGACTTAAAAACCCTAGCTCCAAGCTGGGTTGTTGATATGGTTCAAAATATGAAATCTATTTGCGAGATCGACAATATTGACGATAAAGTATTTTCTTTATCTCCCAATAAACTCGCTGAACTACACGCTAAATTAGACATAAACGAATTTTCAAAATTTCTTGACACGTACTTATCGCAAAACCAATCCTCCCCTATTCACTTAACGTCAATACTCAGATTAAACGGCAAACCATTTACTTTAGCTAAACACAGATTTTTTGAGCCTTTGTTTTATCCAAATCTTCCAGATAGAACTTTGTTAGTGTGTGCTCGTCAGGTTGGTAAGTCTACCCATATTGCAGCTCAAGGTGTTCTACAAGCAGCGGCAATTAGTAGATTTAAAGTTTTATATATGGCTCCGCAGTTTGAGCAAATTAGAAGATTCAGCCATCAGTACATTCGACAGTTTGTCCACGAGTCTTATATCAAAGACACTCTTATGGATAAAAACTGCGTTGATTCAGTGATGCAAAAAAGCTTCAAAAACGGGTCAGAACTTTGGTTCTCGTTTGCTAAACTATCAGTAGACAGAATTCGCGGTTTATCTGTTGACGGCATTCGAATGGACGAAATTCAGGATCTTAATCCAGACTTTTTAGACATTGTTCGAGAATGTATGTCCGCTTCTGAGCGACGCTCTGAAATGTATGCTGGCACTAGCAAAACTATTGATAACGTTATCGAACAGCTGAGATTACAATCAAGCCAAGCTGAATGGTTTATGAAATGCGAGGCGTGTAATCATTGGAATATTCCCACTATAGAAGGGTCTGGCCCAGGACTGACCGTCTTGGACATGATGCGACCGGAAGGATTTTGTTGCGCTAAGTGCCACAAACTCCTGGAGCCAGAAAAAGGACTCTGGGTTCATAAATACGCAGAAAAGGCCAAGATTTTTCCTAGCTATCATGTGCCCCAAGTTATTGCACCGGTGCATTACGCCAATCCAAAGAATTGGAAATCCCTGCTACTGAAGCGAGAGCTTAACTCTCCAGCAACCTTTATAAACGAAATACTTGGAGAAGCCTGCGACGAAGGGCAAAGACTTGTAAGCCTCGCGGAACTTAAGGATGTCTGCATACTGAAGCCAAACTCCAAAGACAACGGCGCAGACGTTCACAAATACGCAGACAGAGTTCTAGGGGTTGATTGGGGTGGAAAGGGCAGCAGGTTTCAATCTATGACAGCTGCCGCTGTGGCTTGCTACAGGCCCGTAGAACAAAAAATTGATATTGTTTTTGGTCACGTATTTCAAGCTATGACCGACTCGGTAGTTGAAACAAAAGAAATTATTGATATTGCCAATACGTTTCAATGCTCGGCCATTGCACACGACGTTGCAGTAGCTGGCGAGGTAAGACTAAGTATTATGCGCAACATTGGAGTTCCTGACTCCAGACTGATCAACTGTCGATATACGGGTAGCGGCAGCATTAAGTCTATATTGCAGTTTGTACCGCCGACGGATGTAAACCCCACCAGCTACTACAACTTAGATAAAAGCAGAGTAATTGCGGCTGTGTGCCTTGGCATTAAAAATAAAAATATTAGGTTTCCTCAATATGATAGCTTACAGGATTCTGCTGGGGAAAACATAATGAATCACTTCTTGGCTGTTTATGAGGAAAGTAACGAAAGCACGTTTGGCACTGAGCGTCGATTTATTAGACGCAACCCAGGAATGCCAGATGACTTTCTGCATGCTGTCGCTTTTGCTGTAATATCCTTATGGCGTCGTTATCCTGAACTTATACCAAACCTCATGGAAGAGGTACTGGATGGGGATGAATACATACGTATGGCCAACCCCAGCACGTACTATAATAATCAGGAATATGATTAATAGCTAAAACGAATATTAGAATAGAAAACATTTGTCTATATGCCGACCCACAATCTTAAACTTTTATGTTTTATAAGATTAGCTTAAGATTGCGGATACACTGTAATTAAAGGTTGATGGCGAAAGACCACCAAAGTATTTTAACACAATTTGCCTGTTATTTTAATTGCTCTATTTGAGCATTTAAGAGCAAACCAGAACTAAATTATATTAACGCATTTTCAAACCATGGGTGACGTTTGCTATGTTAGAGTATTACTTGAACAGAGTATACACTATTAGATAAGTATTATAAATAGAGCACGATATTACATAGCAAACGTCATGCATGATTTATTGCAGGTAGAATAAATTACTTAAAGCAGCCCGTCTAAGGCTGCGCATTCGTTTTACCGCATATACTAGACTATTCCATAAAGGTTTAGAAAACACCAACATAAGGTGATCTTCTTTATGTCCTTCTATAGCTCCAAGTTCTTTAAGGTGGGTCATAGCCGACTCCCAGCTTCGTACTGGTATATTGTAGAATCGCATATGCCCCAGTAGGTTGGTTAAGTCTATAGCTACGGTATCTTCCATAGGGTTTTTAAACACCACGTAGCGCTTCTTAGACTCATCTCCGGTAAACGTTTTAAACATGCCTTGCTCTACACCCTCCTGCACAAAGTTGATGAGCTGAACTCCTGCAGACTTAGTGTTGATATAGCCTCGGGCAGATATTATGAGTTTTGCTTTATCCATTATGTCAGGATTGATGTCTAACGATTTAGTTAAATACTTTAAATTATCTAATAGCAAATGAGAAGATGTAGACCTTACAGTAAGTGCATACTGCATAAAGAATGGAAATACATTTTCGCTATTAAGTAGCGCTTTAGTCTCATCTCTAAATTCTATGTTTGCTCTAATAAATTCCCAATCTTTATCTGACGCTAAAGCAGACGCAATTAAAGGCGGGGCCAGCACTAGGCTATTTTTGCCTCTACCCTCTAGCCATTGCGCTAGTAGCTTTGGTGATGACCTTATACCGTCTATAGCTATTGGAACTTGATGTAACTCTGCGTTAGTTTGTGCGACGTCTATGTCTTCTTTGCAATTTAAAGTAAAGTAATTTAATCCTAAATCTATTCTAATTATATTAAAAATATATTCTGCTAAAGAATTCTTAACACCCACGAACATTAAATTTGTTCTGGAGTTGCCTTCAATAAGGTTATTTATACCAGAAATCATTCCTGCCATTCCTGCCAGATATACAATTGTTTCTATGTTGGGTTTAAATATATTTAAAATATTATTAATGGTTAGCTCGGGTTTAACGATAAGGTTAGAGCATGGAAGTTCCTCCTCGCTCATAACAAACGGTACCCCTATTCTAATTTGATCTGTATCGATTGACACTCTAGGTAGATTAAATCTTCCTGTGTCAGCATCGTAGCCTACGTAATTTTGAACCGAGTACACCTCAGGGGAGCTAAGTCTTGTAATTATTTCTAAATATTTTTTAGCTATTGAGTCTGAGACAAACGGCTGTTTAGAGCACCCTGCAGAAGCTGCAATAAATGCCAAGAGTTTACTTGGACGGTTTTCAAGGTCGTCTTCGGTAGTTTGAAAGTTGATCTCTTTGCCTTGAAATATAAATTTTCCGAATATAGCGGCGGCTCCGTCTTGTTTTATTCTGCATATATGAGATATGCGAACAACGGCATTACAAACAACTTCATCAGTTACTTCACGGGAACCTTGAATCCAAAGTTGGCCCTCTCGCTCAAAGAATATTTTCTTATCGATAATAAGAGGTTGCAACTCTATTATATGATTTAGTAGCTCTGCTATGTTTACTCTGATTTCTTCTGAGCAAGATGCGAGGATAATATTCTTTTGAAATTCTGTTAAATCTAAACTATCAATCACATTTCGAGCATTAGCTTTGCCCATAGTCAACAGCTCAGTAACTAAAAAATTAATAGGATCTAATAGACTGTTTTCCTCTACTCTGGCATGAATAGAGGGCATAAAGTTGCTTTCCCAGACTTTGGAGGTTTTTTCTGTCGGTTTCCATATGTACGGGGTATCGTCCATCATTACTTTAAAGTTACGTGCTTTAATACAGCTTTTAAAAAATGCAGTATCTGGTTTGTCAATCCAGGCTACAGTCGGCTTTGTTAGCAATAAGGGCTCTAACTCCCCAATAGGGGCTTTTGCTACTACAGATAATTTGGTGTATCTCTCTATTGCGCACTTTTGTGTAATTCGAGCTGCTTGTAACGGGTGAGGCATAACGTATATTTTATTTGCATCAGACTTATGGCAGGAGTTAAGGCCGCAGTAACCCCCAATGTGCCCCTGCAATAAATTAACATAGGCCATCTGATCTTTAGCGGATATAAACCCAAATCCGCTAATAAATCCAGGCTTGATATAAAATGGCATTACAAGCAAACCCTCAGGAGATCTGCCAACACCGGATATAGTTTCTTGTAGTTGTTCCTCTAATTCATCCTTAAAACCAAATCCAAACCAATCAGTTAATCCTCGATTAAATGCTTCTTGACCTAGCCATAGATTAAGTTCCGTTAGTCGACCTACGGCAAGTCTGTTTGCTCTTGGATATGTGGCTGCTTGAGCTTTAGTCCAAACTTTTTGTATCTTTTTGTAGTATTTGTTGTAAAAATTGCAATAAGCTATGTGATCTTCTGTATTTATAGACTTTATTTTAAGATCTTTGGAAAGGGTATCTAAAAGCTCTTCTGGATTTGAGATTTTGTATGCCTGGCCATATAGTTGCAACCCTTCGCATGTTAGTTTACACTTGTCGCAATACATCCACCCCTCAAAGGGCAACAGGCTGGAGACCACCATATTGGCAGTTTTACATTTAGGACAACGCACATAAGAACCCGCTTTGGTCGGGCCGTCATAGCCCAAAAGTTTTAAGATTTTTGTATAATGAAAGGTTGAATAGAACTCTTCCGAAGGAACACCATCTATGAGTCGCTGGATTGACATAACTGATGACGTCTCTAAAAAGTATTATAATGCCTTCATTAAGCAAGTTTCAATGCCAGAGTACGTAAAAGCAGCAAGCGTACCCACCAAAGAAGATTTGAATAGTGTTTTATCTGAGGCATTTGCAGATACCCTTAATAGAAAGTTTGCCATAGACACTAAATCCAATTGTTGGTGCTCTGCTCTTTATTTCTACGGCAACCAGTGTAACAACTCTGTAGCAAGTAAACAAGCTGAAGCAAAGTTGCTTAATGCTGCCCGCATTTGGGGTATTGCTGACGATGTAACAAACTTAAAACAGGCATTTGAATTACAGACTATTCCTGTTTCATACGCTATTTCTTTTGAATACAAAGGTGCAAAGATAGAGCGTTGCCCCGACCACACTAAAGAGGCAGCTACTACTAGCGCAGAATGGCTGTACAGAAACAGAACAAAATTCCCTATTGCGATTCAAAAGCAAGCCGCAGCTCGCCTTACAGCTAAAGCAGATTTCTTAAACCTCACTACAGGCGCATCTACTTATTTGGATAAGTTGGTAAATCCCGAAATTTATGCCAACATTAATTCCAAAGTTGCTATGGCGATTACTGACCGCCTTAGCGAGATCTCTACAATGCATTGGAGCCCCCTAGAGGACGAGCTCCTAAAGATCGCCAATGATCTAAACAGCCGCCCTTTCGAAATATGTCACAGCGGCGAACTTATCTCCAACGCTCTAGAGGTACTGGACGTAAGGCATAAGCTCAACACTAAGTGGGGTTCAGCATTACAGCATCCCGTAGAGGCATGCCTGCAGGTCAATATGACTAAAGCCGCAGCCGTAGCTGATACAGTTATCCACCTTACTACAGGTATGCCTATAGACCTCACTAAGATCAGCGACTATCAGCTCGAAAAGGGCCTTAAGATTGCTGGAGATGATTTCTTGTTTTACTGCCAGACAGACGGCTTTAACGTAGACCGCAACAAGGCTGCAGAGATTCTGCCTACTATGCCTAAACCAGAAGCCCGCCGCTTTGAGGAGGCTGTTAAGACCTCCGGCTATGTACCAGAAACAGCCGACGATCTACTGAGTCGTTTGTTTAAAGAAGCCAATATGGGCATGATGCCTGTTATGCAACAAATGCCTATAGATGACACTAATCCAATGCCTGGAGAAGATGATACATCTTTTGAGGCACGTATGAATGAAAAGAAAGAACAAGCTAAGTTAGATGCACTAGACGCTCAAGCTGGACTCGCTGCGGTTAAGGCTCGACAAGCAAGACAACAACACGAACAGAACGCCATTAATGCTCAAATGGGTGCAGCTCAAAGAATGTAATTATGATTAAAGTAGCGACTAATTTACAACATATGGTCTCTGTCAAGTCTGCCGGTTTGCAGTGGAGTGGAACAATCGAAGATCTCGCCCAGATCCTGCCGTATGCGAACACCGCCATCGGCGGCGGTCTGGGGGCCCTGGGGGGTTCTGCCATTGGCGCCTTGATTCAGGCGCTGAGAGGCAAGTCAATTCTACAAGGCCTCGGCTATGGTGGCCTGGCCGGACTCGGACTGGGTGGCGGAGTAGGCCTGTACGGGGGTCTTAAAGCTAAAAATCGCCTGCTGGATGAGTACCCCGGCAATTCACCAGTAACGGTGAAGATTTGATCATAATTGAGACCGAGTTAAGCTTTGACTAATATGGTATGCCAGTAAAGTCCGTTACATCTCAACAAACCTATGAGCAG